CTCGGGGAACTCCACCGCCAGCCAGTGCGTCAGCCCCGGCGGGTTCGGCGTCAGCAGCACCTGATGCGGATACCCCGGCTGCGACAGCCGCGTCGGCACGTAGTGCCGATACACATCCTCGGGCACCTCTTCGGGCTGGTCGATGCCCAGCACCGCCAACGTCAGCCCCGCCAGCTTGCCGTAGCGGCTCGTCTCCTCGGCGCCCTTCAGCGCCCGCAGGTAGACGCGCGACCCGGTCCCGACGACCTCGTCATACTCTTCGTCCGCGTGCCACTGCAGCCGGATGCCGTGCAGCGCGCACCAGTCGCGCCAGCGCGGCTTCAGCTGCGCGTCGAGCGCGTCCTGCGTCCACCGGCAGAGCGCGCAGTGGATGCCGGGGAAATCGACGCAGTAGGTCGCCACCTTCGCGACCAGCGGCGTCGTCTTGCCCGCCCGCACCGCGCCTTCCAGATCGACGTAGGGCCACGTCAGCGCCTCGGCCAGCAGGAACGCGCTTTGGACCGGGTTCCACCAGTCTTTCACCGTGGGCATCAGCGTCGGTCCAGCCACCACGAAAACGCGATGACCAGCAGCAGCAGCGCCAGCCACCAGACCACGCGCCGGGCGCTCACGCGCCGCCCAGCAGGTCGCGGATCTCCCGCACCAGCGCGCTGCTGTTCGCCGTCACCCCGTGGTCGCACAGCTGCAACATCGCGCAGTGCAGCAGCAGCGCGTAGCGCGCGTTGCGCCGCTCCAGCGTCTGCGCGTTCTCGCTCAACGCGAACTGCAGCACCGCCTGCACCGCCGCGTGGTCGTCCAGCACGTAGCGCCACCACTCCGGCTGCGGCGGGCGCGCTTCGGCGAAGTTCGGGTTGTAGTCGGTCGCCCGCAGCCGCCCGATCAGCGTCCGCACCGCCAGCGCCGTGCGGTCGTGATCGACCATGTCTACGCCGCTACCGCTTGGGGTCGTCATCCTTGGCCTCCAGTGTTCGGCTGCTGCCCACCTGCTTGGGCTGCGCCTGCGTCACGAACTCATACTCTGCCGCCGTCGAGAACACGTTCACAATCGTCGTCGGCGCGTGCTCCACCGGCCCCTCGTCGGCCTGCGCCACCTTCCCGAACCGCCGCTGCTCCAAGACCACCAGCGCCGCCTGCCGGTCCTGCGGCCTCAGCCGCTGCCACCGCGTCAGCCCGAAGAACTTCCGCACTTGCTCCGGCGACCCCGTCGCCAGCAGCGCCAGCGCCTCGATGATGCGCTCCCCGTTGGGCGCCCCCGTGTGCTTGTCGATCAGGTCGCCCACCGCCGTCGTCAGCGCCGCCACCTGCGCCACCGCCTTCGCGATGCTCCGCACGCGCGGCTTGCGAGGCTTCCGGTTCCGGTTGGGAAAGCGATCCGGCCCGCGCGTCCGCTTCACCGGCATCAGCGGCCTCGCTCCGTCTCCTGCGCGGGGGCAGGCGGAAGGGCGGCATCGAGGCCGCAGTTACACGGCCAGCCGTTCTGGTAGTGAATCGCACATGACGAGTTGTGTCGCCCATACTTCATCAGCGCCGCGTGCGCCGCGTCCCGTTGCTGCTCGGCCTGCTCAGCGCGGTCCTGTTCGTAGTGTCGTTGGCTCTGCAGCACGCCTACTGCGCCTTCCAGTTCCGAGACTCGCATTTCTGCGGCTTCCGCTGCGAGCCTGTCCTTGTAGAGTTTCAAGTCTGCCGCCAGCCGTGCGTTCTCCTGCTCGGCCTGTAAGCACCGCTCGCGCCAGTCACCAGCGGACACGCACGCCCACCTGCGACGGGCTGCTCACAATCTGCACGCGCTGCCCGCCCACCGCCATCAGCACCCCGCCGCCTGCGCTCGTCAGGATGCCAAACACCTGCAGCCCCGTGTTCGTCTTGCAGTCGGCGATGGGCATCCGCGTCACCGCCGGGTCCGTCCCGCATGGCGCGAGGTCGCGCCCCAGCCGCGTGTTCGGATCTTCCCGCGTCAGGTCGCTCTGCTGCGCCCACGTCAGCGACGCGATGATCGCGAGCGTCCCGCCCGCCACCAGCGTCGCCCCCGTCCAGAACAGCAGCGGCGAGTGCATCTCCGTCGTGTAGACCCGCACGGGCGTCGCATACTGCCGCCGCGCGCTGTCCAGCAGCGGCCCCGCACTGACCGGCGTCGCCAGCGTCAGCAGCACCAGTGTCGCCAGCCCTCGTCGCATCACGGCACCTCTCCGCTCGCGGCCACCGCGATGGTGAAGCCCGAGCCGCGCGCCTCGCGGAACAGCACGCCATCGACAAAGACCTGCACCGTCAGCGACCCGTCGATGAAGTTCGACACGGGTGTCTCAGCGGCGAGGTAGAGGAACGGGTGCAGGTCCGTCGTCGTGTAGCTGATCGCCCACGGCAGGTCCGTCCGCACTTGCGTCGTCCCCTGCGCCGAACTGAAGTAGGTAATCTCCGTCGCCGGGATGGTGCCGGTCACGCGGTAATCCACCCGGATCGTCCTCGGCACGGGCGCAGGCAGCGGCGTCGGCGCCGGGGTCACCGGATCCCGCAGCCCGCCCTGCCCGTCCGACGAGCACCCCAGCGCCAGTACGGCCAGCAGGACGAGCAGCGGCTTCATGCGGCGCATGGTAGCACTCACCGCCGCAGCGTCACGTCGATCAGCGCCAGCACCGTGTCCCGCCCCTCCTGATTCACCAGCGCCTCCCGTGCCCGCCCCAGCGCCGCCCGCAGCCGCCGGTTCTCCGTCTCGCCCTCGCTGTCGAACCCGTCCGGCGCCGACCGATACGCGCTGCTCGACACCGTCACCAGCCCCTCGCCCGGCAGCAGCAGCTGCAGCAGGTCCGGCAGCGCGCGGGGGTCGTGCTTCACCCGCAGCGGCACCGCACTCGCCAGCACCGTCGCCGCAAACGGCAGCGCCAGCGCCTCCATCCCCTGCGACTGCATCAGCACAATCAGGCACCGCCGCAGCAGCAGCAGCTGCTGGACGAGGTCGAGCGCCTCGCCCGCGATGGCGTGCAGTTCCTGCGACGGCAGCATCACCTTCTCGCGCGGCCCGGCCAGCGCCGCCGCCAGCACATACTGCTGCAGCTGGTCGCGCAGGTCGTCGCTCGCGTGGTCCGGCTCGCTGATGAGGTCGAACGGTTCGGTCGAGGGCATCACGTCAGGCTCCAGTCGTCGGTGGCGACCACCACGCGCTCGCGCACGGGCAGCGGCAGGAACACGTCGGTCGGCACATCGTAGACCGGGTCGTCCACGTCGCCCTCGTCGCGCGGGGCGTTGAGCGAGACGCGGCGCACCGGGAACGTCTGCGCCACCACGGCCCGCACCCAGCCGGTGGCGTCGTTCCAGCGCACGGCGAACACGGCGCGGCGCTCGTCCGGCGTCAGCCGCAGCAGCGCGTCCACCTTCCGCACCTCGACCCAGCATGTCGGGTAGGTGAACTGGTTCGCGTTGCGGCGCTTGACCTCCAGCGTGCCCACGACCGCCTTGGCGCGCACCAGCTTGGCGTCGATGGGCCAGAGCGTCGAGAGGTGCCACGGGACGCAGCCGAAGGTCCGCGCGCAGTCTTCGACCAGCTGGCGCTGGGCGATACGGTCGGCCTCGCGTTCGTAGATCAGGGCAGCGGCTCCAGCGTGATGGCGACGCCCTCGGTGTCGCTGGCGAGGGCGTCTGGCCCCAGCAGGATACGCCGGGCGTCAAGGGCCACGACCTGCTTGTCGTCCAGCCACGCGACGCCGGTCAGGGCGTCGAGCACCGCCCGGCAGAGCTTGTCGAGGTCGGGGGCGTCGCCCGCGTGCCGAGGCTGCACCACGAACCGGAGGCGCACCTGCACGTCACCGGAGGCCGGTGGCTCACTGCCGAGCGCGGCCCTGACCTGCCAGCCGACCGCCGTGCGCCACGCCTTCAGGTGGGCGTTGTCGTGGGTCATGCGTCCCTTCCCGAGGTGCCGCATCGACCCTTGGCTGACGGGGCGACCGGGCACGAAACACTGGCACTTTTGCATATTTCGCGCTTAGGGCATCTGACCCTAACTCCGAAGGCGTTTAGACGCAACGACTTCCAGCACCTAACATGAGTCGTGCCAGCGACGTACCAGAATGGAACACTGTGAAATCTTTCCCACCGCCGCTAAGTTGTTGATAATCCCACAAGTGAACATGGGCCTAGAACCGACGACGTTGCCCGTGGTTGAACGCGACCCCTCGACCCCTCACCTACCCCTTACCCGACAACCTAGCGTTCAATGGCGGGGGCGCTTCGCTTTTCGTTTGCTCTGGCACTTACGAAGAGCTTCGTAGCCCTCCAGCCACCCCCGTGGCCCCCTCGGGGCGCCGAGCAGTATCGCATCAGCGGCGAAGTTCCGCGTTTACGGGGTGCCCTTCCGCGTCTTGGGCAGTGGGGCGACGCTGACGCGGATGCGGGCCGGGTAGCCGGGTTCCCAGCCCCGCAGCAGGGGACGCTGGCAGAGCGGGCACTTGGGGACGGGACCATCGAGCAGGGTGTCGTCGTAGTCTTTCACGCGGACCTCGACGGCGCGGACGCTGCAGCGGGGGTTGTCGCAGTAGGCGTGGAGGTCGAGCAGCCCTTGCCGTTCGGCGTGGGTGCCGGAGGTGCGGGCGGTCACAAGGTGGTGCCATCTCGGGTCGGAGCGAAGGGTCATCAAGCCTCCAGTGTCTGGCAAGTGTCTGGCGGTGGGGGCAACACCAGACAAAACCCCCCTCTAAAGAGGGGGGGGTCGTTTGTCTGGTCAAGTGTTCGGGTGTCTGGTGTCGGCCAGACAAGTGTCTGACCTACCCCAGCTGTAGGGCACCAGACAGTTGTCTGGATGTCTGGCAGACAGTGTCTGGCGCTCATCGATTCGGCTCGCAGCGGCCCCAGCGGTCGGTGCCATCGGCGCCCTTGACGAGCACGAACAGCGGGCGGTCGCCTTTGGTGCCGCGCTTGAGGGTGGTGCGGAGCGACTCGACATCGTTGCCCAGTTCGTCGGCCAGTTCGTGCAGGAGGCGCGGCCCGTGCGCGAGGGCGACCTTGAGCCGGTCCTTGATGTGGAGGGTGGCGACCAGTTCCGGCTCGTCGGTGAGGGCGGTGGGGCGCACCTCGACGTAGTCGAGCGACCCATCGGGGCGCTGGGTGATGGCGACCCGCAGGCCGAAGGGCGGCGTCTGCCGCGTGTAGCTCCACTTCGGGTTGTAGATCCCGTCGATGATGTCGAGGCTCCCGCCGGGGTTCACGCGCTTGGCGAACCACGTATACCGGGCGTTGGTGTGCCAGATGACGCTGCCGAAGGGCCGCTGGCGCTCGGGGGCACGCGCGGTCTTGTCGTCTTCGGCGCGCGTGTGGGCGATGCTCAGGCTCCCGCGCCCGATGCGCCGCAGCGCGGACGAGAAGCTCTTGGCGACGACGGCGTCCTCGGGCGGGCCATCGCAGGCGTGGCTGATGCT